GATTAAGGGGGCTTAACAAACAACCAGGGGAATTCCCAAGGGATTTCCCTAAACGCAAATGACCAATCGACTACCGCCTGAATTGCATTTGGTTCACGGAACCAAGGCGGCGCATAAAGCTGAACCACTGCCGGATCACGTTCGCGCAAGGGTTCCAAAAGCTGATTGGCTGGACAATCCTGATTCCTGGGATCGGGATAAATTCATTGAAGAAACCAGCGAGTTTCTTTGGCAGACCTACGGGATCGGAAGCGACCAGGACAAACACGTTTTGGCTGCGCTGGCGACCCAAATTGAAATTTACGTCGAGTGCTGGAAAGGCGTAAAAAAGGGCGGCATCATTACCAAATTTAACCAAGGCTCAACAATTGGCCCAAACCCTTTTATTAAGGTTGGGGATAAAGCATTGATGAGGGCGGTTGCTTTGATGAATGAACTAGGCTTAACACCAAAGGGCCGGTTAGCCGGAGGTAAGCAGCCGGAAGCCGGTAAATATTCCAAACTACTGAATGGCCCATGAAAAGCGAAACGATAGAACAAGTCACGATTGAAAAGCTGATTCCTTACGCAAAGAACAGCCGAACCCATAGCGATGCTCAGGTTGCCCAAATTGCGGCAAGCATTAAAGAGTTTGGGTTTGTAAACCCGGTGCTTATTGATGAGCAGGACGGCATCATTGCCGGTCATGGACGCGTCATGGCTGCTCGTAAGCTGGGCATAGATGAAGTGCCTTGCATCCGTTTGGCGCACCTTACCGAAAACCAGAAACGGGCTTATGTCATTGCTGACAATAAGCTGGCGCTAAATGCTGGTTGGGATGAGGAAATGCTAAAGCTGGAAATTAAAGACCTTGAGGCTGGCGATTTTGATATTTCGCTGCTTGGCTTTGATGCGGAGGAATTGGAAAACATCATGGACGAGCCGGAGAAAACCGAAGGTTTGACCGAAGATGATGAAGTGCCAGAGCCTCCGGCCCAACCTGTTACAAGCTTGGGTGATATTTGGTTGTTAGGCAAACATCGTTTAATGTGCGGTGACTCATGCAGCATCTCCGATATGGAAAGATTGTGTGACCAGTCTGTGGATATGTGGTTAACAGATCCACCATATAACGTGGCTTATAAAGGCGGTACAGGTTTAACTATTCAAAATGATGACATGGGCGACAAACAATTTCGCCAATTTTTACGGGATGCCTATGTAACTGCTGATTTAGTAATGAAGCCGGGCGCAGTCTTTTATATTTGGCACGCTGATTCAGAAGGATATAACTTTAGAGGTGCGGCACAAGATGCTGGTTGGAAAGTTCGCCAATGTTTGATTTGGAAGAAATCCAGCCTTGTTATGGGCAGGCAAGATTATCATTGGAAGCATGAGCCATGTTTGTATGGCTGGAAAGAAGGCGCTGGCCACCTCTGGGCCGCTGATCGAAAACAGACAACGATCCTCGAGTTTGATAAACCTAGTCGTAACGGCGAACACCCAACAATGAAGCCTGTGGCGTTATTTGAGTATCAGATGCTTAACAACACAAAAGGCGGCGATATTGTGCTGGATTCATTTGGAGGCTCTGGCACGACAATGATTGCTGCTGAAAAAAATGGTCGTGTTGCGCGTTTAATGGAGCTTGATCCAAAATATTGCGACGTAATCATTAAACGCTGGCAGGAATTTACAGGCAAAAAAGCTGTGCATGAAGCGTCAGGCAAAACATATAACGAAATGGCAGCATGACTTATGAGGATGGAATCCTTTACGCTGTTAATGTCGTAAAAGGTGAAATACCCGTTTGCCGCAATGTACGGCTAGCCTGTCAGCGTTTTTTAAATCAGCTTGAGGATAAAGCTTGGGGCTGGGAATTCCACGTTCGTTATGTCGAGCATTTCCTAGAATTTGCAAAAACCCTGTCGCACACTAAAGGCCCGGAGGCTGGCAAGCCGCTGGTTTTACAGCCTTTTCAAATATTCTTGATTTGTGCCATCTATGGCTTTAGGTCAAAAAAAGACCCAAAGCAAAGAATGGTGCGGGATGTGATTGTTTACATCCCAAGAAAAGCCGGTAAATCTACGCTGATTGCAGCCATTGGGCTGTATGAGCTAGCTTTTGGTGAAGCCGGAGCCGAGGTCTATACGTTAGCCACAAACCGAGATCAAGCCTCAATTGTGTTTACAGCGGCGCAGGGATTTGTAGACGCAATGCCCCCCGATGTGGCGGCGTTGTTCAACCCAAGCCGAAATCGCATCACAAAGCTGGGTGATGCACAAAGCCGGTTTGAAGCGTTAAGCCGAGACACCAAAAAGACCGGGGACGGCAAAAACCCGTCTTGCGCCATTATTGATGAGGCGGCGCAGATTGTTGACCGCAACAGCATAGAAGTTCTTTTCTCGGGCATGGTGGCGCGGCAAAACCCGCTACGCATCTACATCACTACCGCTAGCTTTACTAAGGAAACCAAGTTTTACGAAGACATGCAAATGTTTGAGGCGATGCTAAATGGCGAAGCCGAAGACAATCCGCGTTGGTTTGGTTTGCTGTATAGCCTAGACCCCGGTGACGATTGGCGCGACCCGTCAACATGGGCCAAAGCCAATCCCATGCATGGCATTTCAATTTTTGAGGAAGCTATAGCCCAGCGGGCAGACGAGTCTAAGCACAAGCCCGCAGCCCTTAACGAATTTTTGTGCAAGACCCTAAACGTCTATGTAAGCGCAAATACCGCGTGGGTGGACAGAGCCTATTGGGATGATGCGGAATGCAACAAACTGACCAATTTGGGGTTAGAACCGGAACAGGTGTTTATAGGGTTTGATCTTGCGGCGGTGCGCGACCTTAACGCGGTTTGCACTTTGAAACGCTACGATGAAAACAACTACGATGCCGAGTGGAAATTTTTTATGCCGGAGGAAGGGTATTCCCTAATCCCAAAACATTACGCTGATATTTTTCGGGTGGCGCGGCAATCGGGCATATTGCATGTCACCGAGGGCAATGTCATGGATGACCGCGAGATTAGCGACTACATCATCCAGCAGTCTACCCGCTACAGCGTCAAGGAAATTGGCTATGACGCATACAACGCGGCTAGTCTAGTGGCGCGGCTACATGATGCTGGTTTGCCTGTCAAAAAGGTTGGGCAAGGAATGGCGGTGTTAAGCAACCCATCCAAACACGTTGAAAAGTTAATCATGCAACACGCCATCAAGCATGACGGCAATCCGTTCGTTGGCTGGCAGCTAGGAAACTGTGAAGTTTACGAAGATGTAAACGGAAACGTAAAGGTTCGTAAGAATGAAGCTGACAAAAGCGCAAAAGTAGATGGTATTATTGCCCTAATCATTGCGATGCATTGCAGTTTGGACAACCCGGCAATGAGTGGTTTTGGTTTTCGCACACTTTGAGGATGCGCCATGAAAATACCCGGAATCCCTGATTTGTTCCAACGCAAAGCTGCAAAAGCGGATGAATCCAACACGCTGTACGGGCAAACGGCGCTGGGTAACAACATTGTTTATCAGGGTGACGACAAACGCCCAACGGTAAACACACAGATTCTTTATGTCACCACCAGTAGCGCAACAGACGCGGGCAGGCCGGTAGACACATCGTTGCTGTCGCGCAATAGCACGGTAATGTCGTGCGTTTCGGTCAAAGCGCGGGCCATTTCCCAATTGCCTATCCGCATTATGGCGAAAGCGGATGACGGTACATATGTAGATGCGCTGGCATCCAGCAAGGTAGGGCCGCGAGACAAAGCCAAGGCCAAATCAGTAATTGGCTTGTTGGAAAACCCCAACAATTTTCAAAGCCAATATGAATTCTGGTTCCAATGGATGATGTGGCACGAAATGCTGGGCGAAGCATTTACGTTGTGGTGGAGGAAAGACCAAGACAACGCTAGCCAAACCCCGCTGGAAATGTATATTTTGGACAGCACCCTAATTGCTGTCACCATCACGCCCGCCCGGTATCCCAGCTACAGGCTGTCTACGCCCAGCTACGGGTTCAGCAAGGATGAGCCATTGGCGGCGCATCAAGTGATGCATGTTAAGGACCAAGCGTGGCAGGGTTCAGCCGGTTTCAACAAGGGCATCCTAGCGGCTGAGTTGGTGGGGCTGGATCATGATATTGACCTATACGCCAACTACGTCATGCTTAACGGGGCCAAGCCAAGCGGTTTATTTATTACCGAGCAAGTAATCCCCGACAGCAAATACAAAGAAATTGCAGCCCGCCTGAAAGAAGCGTGGTCTAGCATGGTCGGAAGCCAAAAGACCGACAAGAGCAAACCCGGTCAGAGTATGTTGCTAGATCAGGGCATGAAATATGAAAATATTAAGCCGCTGACCCTGCAAGATACGGATTTGGCAAATCTGAAACTGCAAACCATGAAGCGCATTTGCGCGGTGTATGGAGTGCCGCCCGCAATGGTTGGGGTTGGAGAATCCAAATTTAACAATACCCAAACCATGTTGGATGAGTTTTATAAATCCACCATGTACCCGGTTATTGTTAACGTCCAACAAAAGCTGAAACAGCAGCTATTTAACGGATACCCCAATTTGTATGTCGAATTCGACACCAAGAATTTCCTAAAAGGTGCACCGCTGGATCAAATGAATTTTGCGCAGGCGGGTGTAACCAACGGGATTATGTCGGTCAACGAAGCCCGCGAATATCTTGGAATGCCTAAAATGGAAGGCGCGGATGCGCTGAAAACAGACGCTAAACCGGCTGAACCAATCCCCGGCAGCAGCCCGCAGGATACCGGCGGCGGCGGCGGCAACCAAACACGGAAAATGAACATTGGTGCAAAATAAAGTTGTCCCTGATTTTTAAAATAGTGGTAGCATCATTGGCAACGTATAAGGCCAATGAGCCACCGCCACCTAAGCGCGGCAGGCCACCTAAAACAATACACGACATTGATACAACCAAAGTCGTTGAGGTAATACATGACCAAGCAAATGCTGATCCTGTGCGAAGCCAAGCTAGCAACCGAGGCCGCGCAAAGCGGAAAAGCACCGACCGGCAAAATTGAAGCCCGCGTCACTACTTGGGGACCGCGTGAAGGCGCAGACGGTCGGAGATTCTTTTATAAGCCCGAGGGCTTTATGGATTGGGCAAAGGAATTTGCCAATTCTGGCCGTCCATTGCCAATGTTTGTAAACCATTCCGCAGATGCAATTCCTGTTGGCGAATGGACTGAGTTTATGTTTGATGATGAAGGCATGACCGCCAGCGGTCGCCTTTACATGAACACCACCCAAGGCGAAGACCTATATAACGTGATGATGGAAAGCCCCGCGATGTTTGGCGGCGTTTCTGTTGGCGCGTACGCTGAAGAATATCAATGGGTCAAAGAAGATGGTTCCGTGTTTCCGGCTGGTTCCGGCGAATATTGGGACGAGGGATATTTCCAAATCACCAAAGGCGGTTTGCGTGAGGTGTCGGTGGTGATGTACCCCAACAACCCCGCAGCGGAAGTGCATAAGCTGGAATTCTTCCGTCCCGATGGCACGGCAGATTTGAAGGTTTTGGAAAAGGCTTTGCGTGAAGCAGGGCTGTCCAGAAAAGATGCGGTCACTGCCGCATCTACTTTCAAGAAGGTGCTAGAGCAGCGCGATGTTGCCCCGGTATCTCTTGAGAATGCGCCGAGTCAGGGCGATCCTGATGCGGAAGTGACCGAGGCCCAGCAATTGTTGGCTGCACTTGAGCAGCGCGAATTGTTGGAAGCAATCTCTAAATTTGCAAAGGTGTAATCATGGAAAAAGTGATTGAAAAACTGGACGCTATCCAAGCGTCTAATGAGGCAAAAATTGCCGAAGTAGTTGCAGCAGCCGAGGCAAAAGTCGAAGCCGCTAAAGCTGAAATGGTGGAAAAGGTTGTTGCGCTGGAGGCCAAAATCTCTACGCTGCAAGCCCCCGCCATCATTGAGCGCACAAGCCCTAGCGTCCGTAAGGATGTGAACAAGGCTGTTCGTGAGCAACTGAAAGACATGGTTGCTGGCAAATCTCAGTTTGAAAAAGAGCTGAAGATTTTTGCTGATGAGTCGCAAATGCAAGCGTATCTGTCGGAAGCCTCTGCGCTGACCGGCGGCGGCAACAATCAGGGTGGACGCACCGCCTACGATCCCGTGTTCCGCGCTTTGCGTCTTGCTAACCCGCTGCGCGGCATGTCCCGTACCGTGGCTACTGATGGTTCTAGCTATCAATTCCGCGTTAAAACCGGCAACGCTGGTGCACAGTGGGGATATGCGATCCAGAATAACGGCGCAGCCACTACTGAGGACACAAGCATCTGGCAACTGGTGCTGAAAGACATCAACGTGCAATTCCCGATCCGTACAGCGGCTCTGGATGACATCGACGGTCTTGAGGCAAACGTGGTTGATGACATGCTGGCTGAGTTTGCACAGGCCGAAGCCCTGTCGATGATTGCCAACAATGACCAATCCGGCACAGGCACATCGGTTGCAACTGGTGGCGCTGATGGCCTGCGCGGTCTGGATCAGTACCCCGGCGCAAACGCTGTTTATGCTGGCGGCACGTTTAGCACATCGGCATTTGGCACTAGCGGCACTGGCTCTACCAGCGGTCTGCACAACGTGGCAACCTATGACCAGATTACCACCAACGCAAACACGGTTGGCGCTAATAACGTCACCTACAACGATGTTATCAATCTGATCTACGCACTGCCGCAGCAGTATTGGACTGAATCGGCTCGGTTCATGATTAGCCCGATCCTGTTGAACGGCATCCGCAATCTGAAAGACAACAACGGCGCACCGATTTTTAACCGTAACGAAGGTCTGTCGGTTGAAGGTATCGTGGGCCAGTTGCTGGGCTTTGATGTGGTGGTTAACAAGTATTTGGATACCCCATCACAAACTACTGCGGGTGCCGCTGGCACTAACAGCCTGTACCCAATGTATTTTGCCGATTGGAGCCGTTTCCATACTATCGTTGACCGCCTCAATATGGTTATGCGTAGATACGACCAAACACTCCCAGGATTTATCACATTCTTCGGGGAAAAGCGTTTGGCAACATCTGTGCGCGACCCGTTCGCTGGTGTGCGTTATCGTTCCACCGCGACAGCGACCTAATTGCGTTGCCCTTGGGCGGGGGGTTCGCCTCCCGCCCCTTTTCAAGCAATTAAACTGGAAAAATCATGACCATCACCGAAAAAATCCTGAACGGTATTAAACAGGCAATTCACGAAGGCAAAGAGTGCAAAATTGATTTGCGCGAAGCATCTGCCATCACCGGGTCGGGTTCGGGTGTTGGTGGTAACGTAGTTTTTGACGATGCGTTTGCTGCGCTGCGCTACGCCAATCCCCTGCGGATGGCGGCGCGTGAAGTTACGGTAAACGGGTCGGACATGCAGTTTGTCGCCAAGACCGGTAACGCTGCAAATAGCACGAATCCTTGGGGCTACACATTCACGCCCAACAGCGGTTCGCCCAACATCAATACGTCTATCTGGCAACTGCCCGTGCGGGTGCTGGTGGCTCAGTTGCCCGTCCGTACAGCGGTGCTGAGTGACGTTAACAACCTTGATCCGACCTTGGCCGAAGACCTTGCGCTTGAGTTTGCCCAATTGGAAGGGGCATCTATGGTGCAAAACAACGATCAAAGCGGCACGACAACGACAAGCACAGGCGGCGAAAACGGCCTGCGCGGGCTGGATATGTACGCAGGCGGCGCAACGAGCGCGTATGGCACAAGCGGTACGGCCATGACCAATGGCATTCACACGCTGGCGCAAGTGTCGCTGGGCGGCTCGGCTGTGACCTACAACAAAGTGGTGGACATGGTGAATGCCCTGCCCCCGCAATACTGGATGCTTCCGGGGACCATGTGGCACATGACCCCGACCATGATTCAAACGCTGCGCCAGTTGAAGGATTTGCAAGGCTTGCCGCTGTTCCTTGAGATTGGCGAAAAGGATGGATTCTCGATTGGTCATGTGTTTGGGTTCCCCGTCATTGCCAATCCCTACATGACTTCCGCTTACCCGATGTATCTGGCTAACTGGCCGCGATTCCTGACCATTGGTGACACCGAGCAAATGACCATTAAATCGTTTGAGCAAACGCAGCCCGGTTTTATTACCATGTTTGCCGAAAAGCGCGTTGTTTCTTCAGTGCGTGATCCGTTTGCTGGTGTTCGGATGAGCGCAGCCTAATAGGGGCAAAGCATGACCGTTGAACAGGTTGGTTATCTCAATTACGGTGCGCCTACCCGCAATCCGTTTAATTATGAGAAAGTCGAGCAAATAAATCGGGATATTGCTACTCAATGGCTTGATACCGAAAGTATTGCTCAACAGTTAAACCTGTTTGAAGATCAATCTCAAGACGGTTACCTTGAATCGCTCGAATTAGCAGTAAGACAAGCAATTGAAGATTTTATGGGGATGTCTATTTTCCCCGTAAAGTATCGAGTTTGGTATAACGCATCTTCCTTGTATGGCACACCATTAACTTTGGATTTGCCCGAAGTTAGTCAAAATTTTAATCCAGCACAGCCGGGTGTGGCAATTAATGCTGTTAAATATTGGACGCAAGCAACCCCACCCGTATTGGTTACTGTAAATCCGACAACTTATTATTATGATCCTAGCGGCAATAAAATTGTTTTGCAAAGTTTGCCAAGCAATTTAAATTCTTCAATGACAAGCCCGGTTTATTGCGAATACACAACGGCAGCAAATCCGTTGGCTCAATATCCAGTAATTAAACAAGCGGGATTACTTTTGTTTGTGCATTTGTACAACAATCGCAGCAATACAACAGAATCTGTGATGCACGAAATTCCGTTTGGTGTTTCAACTTTGCTGCGCCCCTATAAGCCGCTGGTGATGTGATGACAATTCGTCGATATGAAAATATTGATATAAATAACCTGACCTTTGGCAAGACCGGGTTTGGTGAGCAGTCAACGACACAAACAAAATGGTTTGCTACAAGGGCTGAAGTTGGCGATGTTGCCAACAGTTTGCGGATCAGTGAGAAATATCGGCTTTATCAAGACTTGGTGAATTTCACAATTCGTTACACGCCAAATGCTAAAACAATTGTGGACAATCAAAACCTATATTCAATCAAATGGCGCAATCACGATTGGCGCATAACTGATGCGCGGGAATCCAACGACAGGATGAGCGTGAGATTGCTTTGTTATCGTACAGACCCGGTAACGGCGGTTTAAATGGCGCAAACAAACCCGTTAACCCTTGGGCAAACAATCCAATACCAATTGGAGCAAGTGGTTACGCCCGTGCCGGTTTATGCGGCATTTAATCGCAATTTTGCGACACAGCCTAAATTTGTGACATGGATGCTGCGAAACATTCATCAACCGGTGTACACGGGACAGACGCAAAGCAATAAAGGCATAGATACACCTGTTTTTCAAATTTCGGTGTTTTCGCAAAAGATTGAAGACGGTTTTACAGTGTCAAATCAGATCATGCAAGCCATGCATGGTTATAGCGGTACATTTGGCAATCCATCGGCATATGGTTTTTTTGTCGCAAAATTGGATTTAAGTTGGCTTTACAACACTTACAACAACGACGAAAATCTAGCCCAAGTGGTAATTGATGCCACGATGTATATACCAAACTGATAAGACACTAATTTTCACCAACCCTTTGCAAAGGAAAAATCATGGCGCTTATCAACAAAGTTCTTCCCGGTTATGTCGGCACCCTGTGGATGCAAGACGAAGTTACACCTGTTCCCCTTACTGATGCCCAGCTTTCCACTTGGACAGCGCAGGTTGCCAATTTGATTGGTACGTCTGCTGGCGGCACGGGCACAGGATCAACTTGCTTGCAAATTCCGGTGGAAAATATTCCTCCCTTCGGTGCTGACGATGCCGTGGCTGCTTATGCGGTTGCTGGTGCGCGTACCGGGGCTAAGATCACTACGCAAAACCAAGTCACCAGCATGGCAATTACTGCGGCTTGGAATAGTGCTGATCCTGCCCTATTGCTGATCCGTGGCGATGGCTACAGCGGGTCTGTTATCCGTACCTATGTCGTTGCAGTCTACGATGGCACTAACACCGTTGCTTATGCCTTTAATGCGCGGGTTGGCGGCATGACTTGGGATTTGAACACTGCTACAGAAAGCAAGTTCAATTTCACGCTGCACCCGGTTGGCGGCAACAGCTACGGTTGGTCAACCAACAGCTAAAAACGATTGCTCCACCCTTCGGGGTGGGGCTATACAAGACATGATGCAACACGATATAAAAAACAGCGATGACCTACTGACCTTTCTGGCTACACAAGCCGAAAAGGACGGTAAACAATGGTTTGGTTATTTGCAGCAGCGCATGACCGGCGTAAGCCTGTGCCATCAAATCGCAGCGCGTCATGCCAACACAATGACCCCGGCGCAAGTTGTTAGCTACGTCAAAGAGCTAAACAACGAAATTTTTCACCGAATAATCAAGCCGGGGGCATAGCATGGGCGGCATCGTTATCAAGCTAGAAGGCATTGGTGACGTAGATCAAGCCTTGCGAAACCTTGAGGCCGATTTTGGGCAAAAGGAAAGCGCAAAACGAGTTTTGGTTCCTGCTGTGCGGGAAGCCATGAAACCTATTTTGTCGGCTGCAATTCAAAATGCCCCAAAAGATACGATGGGATTAGCGCTGTCGTTGCAAGTTGAGGCAAGACGACCAACGGCGCGAGATAGGCGCAGCAAATACATTACCCAAACAGATACGGTAATGGCAGCAATTACTACTGCATCAGGAAAAAAATTGGCCCGAATGAGTGAAGGCAAAGGATTGATTGCGGCGCGTAAACGATTAAAAAAAATGGGTTTTGCAAATGCAGAATCTTTTATGGGTATTAAATCAGATGCGCGAGCGATAGCGCAAGAATTTGGCACATCACGGCATGGAGCGCAACCTTATTTAAGACCAGCACTGGAGGCAAATGCACAAAGTACAGTAACCCGATTGGCAGATATTTTGAAGCGGCGTATTGCCGAATTCCGAGCAAAACAAACCAGATAAGACATGACTAAACTTTCAAATCTTCTTGGCGAAAAATACCAAGCAAAACGAGCCAACATTTTTACCCGATCTTTTGAATTGGGTGGGCACACTTTTAAGGTTCGCATTCCTTTTGTCGCAGAATCAGATGCGATCTACAAAAAGATTAGCGATCCCGATCCAGATCACATTGAGCGCATTTACCAACAACTAGCAGAACCATTGTTATTGCTTAAAGAAAAAGCCACGGCAGATTCTGAGGTTGAATATCAAGAAAACGATATTTTGGTCAAAGGTCGATCAATAAAAGAAGCGGCAAAAAATAAAGCAATGACCGAAAATAGGGTGGTTGAATACATCAAACTATTGATTCCGGAACACCCGGATATGACGTTTGATGATTTGACATATGAAGAAGTAGAGGCTGAATTTCCTTGGACTGTGCAAGTGGCGTTGATTGAAAAGATTTCCGAAGCCATTAGCCCAAATTACAAGGAAACTCGGGGAAACTAATTCGCTCATTGAGGACGCAAGTGGAATGCGCCATGATCTTCAATGGGCACACGCACGACAGTTTGGCGCTATTAGATGAAATGACAATGGCCCGAATACAAGTTATGTACGCTGACGGGGTGCTGGGTAATCAGGGCTTAATGACGTTGTTTGGGCAATTGACTGCGGGAGTGTTTAATTACATGCGAGCAGCTAATACACCGGACTATAAGCTAGCCAAGATTTTGTCATCCGCTTATGATTACATAGTTCCTCCGTTGAGCGAAGACCAGCAAAAAGAGGCAACAAATAACGCGCTAAAAACTTACATGATGATTGCTCCGGGGTTTCGGCAAGACAGGTTTAAAACATGACAAACTTTATTGGTCGATTGGGTGTTACGTTAGGGCTGGACAGCGCGGAATTTACTCGCGGGATCGAAGGCGCAAAACGTGGATTGCAAGCAATTGGTCAATTTGCCCAGCAATACGCAGCTATAGCTGCAACATCGTTTACTGCAGCGACAGTGGCGGCAGCACGGTATGCCGATGAATTGGTAGACGTTGCCAAAGCCAATGAGGTAGCAATTTCCTCAATCATCCAGTTGCGGGATGCTTTGGCAAAAAGCGGAGGTGAAGCCAGTAACGCATCTAAATTTTTATCGAGCTTTACGCAATACATTGATAAAGCGGCTGAAGGTTCTTTTGAAGCGCAAAAAACACTTAAAAGTTTGGGTATTTCTTTAAATGACCTAAAAACATTAAGCGTTGATGAATTGTTTAGGAAAGCAGCAAACGGGCTTTCCGAGATGAATGATTCTCTTACAAGGAGCGCAAAAGGCGTTGACATTTTTGGTAGGGCTTTTAAGGGCGTTGATGCCAAAGGATTTGGGGAAGAATTAAATAAAGTAACAACGATTGCAAAACAACACGAAGACGGAATAAAAGCGGCAGCAGATGCGTATGACAATCTTGGCGAAATAGCGCGTCGAGCAATGGAAAAGTTGGCTGCGGCTACGGGGCCAACATTTAAATTTATTAC